AAGCGAGCCGTGTACGGGGTTTGAGATTAGCGTGGCTTGTTTTATTGCAAGTTTGATGTCGTATTTCTTTTATTCGTTAGTTATTGATATTTATTTGAGGTTGCAATGAAAATACTTTCATTCTCGGTAACAATCGGAATATTTGCGACGATGGTGTTTGTGGCGTATCGGATGAACAATGATGAAGCAAAACAATATAACACGCTCGGCAATCGGTAAGACTTGTACTTTGAGGCTTGGTAATTGTTCTGGTGACGAAACAGTCGTGTTGTGTCATTTGGGTAGAAAGCGCGGTATGGCTTTTAAATGCAATGACATTATCGCTTGTTATGGGTGTTTCAATTGCCATCAGATCGAAGAAAATAAAGCAGATCCGCGTTGCACGTTTGAGGATCGACTAAGGGCGCTTGAAGAAAGTCAGCTAATCATGATCGAAGAAGGTTTAATTACAGTTAAGTGAGAACGAAATGAGCGACACAAAACGCTATCACTTGGACAATGACTTTATCCGACAGAATGCGGTTGCAGCAATAAAGAATGCGCCGACAGGTTATGTAGTAGAGATTAAAAAACCTAGTCGATCATTGGAACAAAACAAGCGATTGTGGGCGATGTTGGGCGATGTTGAAAGTCAGGTTTGTTGGCACGGTAAATGGCTCAAGAAAGCAGACTGGAAGCATATTTTAACGGCATCATTGACTAAGCAAGAACCTGTTATGGGTATCGATCAAGGTACAATGGTTTTATTAGGGCAATCCACTAGCGCAATGAGTAAGATTTTATTTATTCAATTGATCGAATTGATATATGCGTTTGGAGTTGAACATAGTGTCGAATGGTCTAAAGAATCGCTGGACGTATTTGAGGAATATTTAAAAGGCAATGTAGGGCGTAATTTATGATTACTTATCAATTAAAGTGATGAAGTTTAAATGATAAATTTAGTAAAATAGAGACTGTAAGATGAATCAGATTCAAGAAGTAAAATCAGACGTAGAAAAGCTAGCTGAATTGGTTTTGGATTATTATCAAGATCAATTTGTAAATATGACAACATGCGCCAAGTTGGAAAAGATTAAAGAATTGGCTGAACGGATAAAAGCCTCATAGACTTAATCTATGCTATGACAGATACGATCATGTTCAATTACTCAGCGTAACTTGATTTTAAGTCTTGATCGTATCATGTGATAGTTCGAGTGGTGCGACATTAACGGCTGCGGTCAAATGGTAATTAGGTGTGTATTCACTCAATCAAACCACTACTAGAGCTATCAACTAAATAAACCAATAAGAGAGAATTTGATGAGACCTAAAATTAAAATGAATGCGCGAATGCTAAAGAAGATTAAACGAGAATTGTATCGTAGAAATTTAAGCGTATTTAATCCGCCTATCCATGTCCTGATGGGCGGTGTTGAACTTATACCATTTGAGCGAGTACCTAAAAGATGAATACTGTAGACTTAACAAAATTAAAAGATGGGGAAATCTTGCATTTTAAGTGCGGCGGATCAGCGATAGTTTCACACGTTGCTATGTTTCATGGCCAATTCCATATTGATATTGAAGGATTCTGCTCGCAAGTGTTCAATAAATATGGGGAGTTATGTGTGGATGGCGAATATTTGCCTAATTCGATATTTAGCATAACACGAATATCGAGAGTTGGCGATTTTCCGTTTGAGCAAGCTCCTATCATTGCGCCAGATGATGAATGCAAAAAACACATGAAGGCGACTATGAATCAAGGCATATATGGCAAAGATCATCGAGAAGCGCAAAGATATTTAGCTGATGAGCTGGTTGTTTTACTCATTATGAGTATTGGCATAGGGATTTTAATTGTATTAATCGTTTATTGCATTAATTCAAAGGTGTGATATATTTTAAGCATGAATAAATTAACGATTAAGCAAGAGAAGTTCATTGAAGAGTATTTGATTGATTTGAATGCTACTCAAGCTGCTATTCGTGCTGGTTATAGCGTTAAGACTGCTGCACAAGTTGGTTATGAAAACCTCATAAAACCTGATATCGCTGAAGCAATTCAGAAAGCGCGAAATGCAATGTCAGAACGTGCGCTTGTTACTCAAGAAATGGTCATTAAGGGCTTACTCAAAGAAGCTGAATACATGGATGAAGGTTCGACACAAGGCGCAAGGGTTGCAGCGTGGGCGCATCTCGGAAAGCATCTAAGCATGTTCACAGAGAAAGTAGAGTTAAGTGGCGATCAAAACAAACCAGTCCGCGTTAATATAAAATTCGATGATTGAATTAAACATTAGCATCAATAAGCGGTTCAAACCACTTTACGAAAAGCTAACTACGTTTTTTGCATATCATGGTGGGCGTGGTGGCGGCAAGTCGTGGGCTATTGCTGATTATTTATTGCTAGATAGTATTACTCAGGTTAATCGGGTTCTGTGTTGTCGCGAAGTTCAAAAGTCTATTAAAAACTCAGTTCATAAATTACTTAAAGATCGTATTGAAGCGTTAGGGCTGTCGAAGCATTACCAGGTGCTAGATACAGAGATTCGTGGCTTAAACGGCAGTCTATTTGTATTTACTGGCTTGCAAGAACATACATCAGATAGCATTAAATCATTTGAGGGTGTAAATAGAACGTGGATCGAGGAAGCGCAAAGCATTCGCAGATCATCATTAGATATTTTAATCCCTACCGTGTTGCGTAGACCTGATAGTCAGATCATATTTTCACTTAATCCATATTTGCCAAGTGATCCAGTTTATCAAGACTACATCGAAAAGCAGCGTGATGACTGTACTGTGGTGCAGATTAACTACACAGATAATAAACACTGTCCTGCATTGCTGGTTGATTTAGCAGAGAAGCAGAAAGCGGACGATATTGAGGTGTACAATCATATTTGGCTAGGAGAAGTTAAATTGATTGCAGATGGGGCGGTGTATAAAAAAGAATTTGAGAAAGTGCAGCAAGATAAACGTATTTGCCCAGTTCCGTGTGATGCTGGTTTGCTGGTTCATACTGTGTGGGATTTGGGTGTAGGCGATTCAACAAGTATCTGGTTTGCTCAAGTCGTCGGGAAAGAGATTCGTTTAATTGATTATTACGAGGCAAGCGGCGAAGGATTGCCACACTATGCGCGAGTTCTTACGGAAAAAGGGTATTTGTACGGCAAGCATTTCGCTCCGCATGATATTGCTGTTCGTGAGCTGGGTTCTGGTGTTAGTCGATTGGAAACGGCGCGTAAATTAGGGATTAACTTCTTGATTACGCCTAGTTTAACAATTGAGGACGGCATTGATGCGGCTAGACAATTATTGTCTACGTGCTGGTTTGATCAAGTGAAAACCGAATATGGACTAAAGTGTTTGCGAAACTATCGACGTGAGTTCAATCCTAAAATGGATGAGTTTAAGCCTACACCTGTTCATGATTGGGCTAGTCATGGGGCTGATGCTTTTAGATACCTTGCTATCAACGTTAAGAACATGAGTCATGTTGCTGCGCCTCCAGCAAGCGTGACAATCCCAGCCCGAACAAACCATTTCAGAAGGTAATATGACAGAACTATTTGCACCAGCGAAATCAAAGAAAATCAGTGTGGATATTTTTAGGGTCACTATCTTATGCTTAACCTCAATTAAGCAAATGCGAGAGTTTGAAAAGCATAATAGAGAGATTATTGACGCGCCTAATGCCTGCACTTTGCAAATGGATGAAATACTAGGAGTGTGGGATAGATCGAGAGGTGCAAGTATTCGAATGAATGTTGATGATGAGACGTTTTACATCATGATGCTCAAGGATAAGAATCATGTGACGGCGGCGCATGAAGCGGTGCATATGAGTGGTCAGATATTGGATGTGAAAGGCGTACCAATCTCAATGGATAATGACGAAGTACGCGCATATTTAACAGGGTATATCTTTGAGTCATTGTGTGATGTAGCCGGGCTGACAATTAAGAGATGATGATATAAACATTTCTCTAAAACTGTGCTAATGTATTCCGAAATGAAATACCACTCATAAGGTTTAGAAATGGCATCCGCTCAAGCATTGCAAATAATTCATGAAACGATGAAGAAAGGCTTTCAATCAGCTTACACATCACAGTCAGAAGTACGCTTGCAGTGTCTTGAGGATCGTCGGTTTTGTTTCATCACAGGTGCGCAATGGGAAAATAACTTCGGTCGGCAATTTGCTAATCGTCCTAGATTTGAAATCAACAAAGTTCATTTATCCGTTATTCGGATTATCAACGAATATTCAAACAATCGCATATCAGTAACATTCAAACCTAAAGACGATGCAGCGAACGATGATACCGCTGAAACATTAAACGGTTTACTTCGTGCTGATGAAAACGAATACAACGCAAAAGAAGCCTACGATAATGCTTTTTTAGAAGGTGTTAGTGGCGGCATGGGTGCGTGGCGCTTAAAGCACGAATATGAGGATGAATACGACGAGGATGACGACAAGCAGCGTATTTGCATTGATCCAATATTTGACGCTGATTCATGTGTATTCTTTGACAATGACGCGAAACGTCAAGATAAGTCAGATGCGAAAAGATGCTGGGTTCTTAGCTCGATGTCACCTGATGCTTACGAAGAAGAATATGGCGAGAAAGCAAGCGCCGCAACAATGGATAAAACCGTTAATTTGGAGTATTTCGACTGGTTCGCGCCTGAAGCTATTTACATTGCAGAATATTACGAAGTTGAGTTAATTAAACAAACGGTTAAAGTATTTACGTTACAAGTGACAGGCGAAGAAATCAAGGTAATTGACGATAAGGATCATGCTCAAGAAATCGCTGATTTAATCGCTCAAGGCTATGTTGAAACGCGAAGCAAGAAAGTAAAGAAAAAACAGATTCATAAATACATTGTAGACGGTCAAAACGTATTAGAAGATTGCGGGATTATTGCAGGGATGTATATCCCGATCATCCCGTTTTACGGTAAGCGGATCTTCATTGATAACATTGAACGTATCAGTGGCCACGTCCGCTTAAGCAAAGACCCGCAGCAACTGTACAACATGGAAGTTTCTGGGCTTGCAGAATTGGCGGTTGCTAATCCTATTCAACGCCCTATTCTCACACCTGAACAAGTCGCAGGGCATGCACAATCATGGGCTGACGATGATGTTGCACGTCATCCATTCTTGTTGATTAATGACACTTACGATCAAAGCGGTCAAGTCATGCCGCGTCAACCAGTGGCATTTACTCAACCGCCTGT